TTAAGACTTACTGTAAATTTTTATAGTATCTTAGATACACTCCTTAACAGAAACTAATAGCCTTTCTTAAAAAGCTTTATAATAATTTTCCGAGCGAAGCGAAGGAACTCTGAGCGAAGCGAGGAAATATTATTAACATACATAAACAACAAAAGCTCGTCCACTATACAGTGAGCGAGCCTCGTAGAGGTGAGCGAACGTTGTGAGCGTTGCCGAGTATTATTTCATTGGAGCTGGTACATTAGGCATAGGTGGCATTGGTGGTTTTGGGAATCCTCCCATAAACATCTTCTTAGCATCTTCTATCATTTTCCTAATATCAGCAACATCATTCTTTAAATCATTTATTTCTTTACTATTGTCAATAGTATTTGTTACTATAGGATCTTCTACCTGTGCTTCTAGTTGATCTAAAATATCTTTACACTTATCCATTTCTTCATCATACTTACTTGCTGCTTCTTTTTTAGCTTTGAATTCGTTGTAGTTCTATCTAACCATATTAGCTATTTCTTCTTTGTTGGTAGCAACAGTAAGTCCTATAGAAGTATCGTTGATTATTGAACGTTCAGCTGGTACTGATAGTTTCTTAGATTCTCCATTACAACTAATAAATACATCGACTAATTTACGTCTGTTCTATCCTGGTATTGGAAACTAACCTTGCGGCAAAGCTTCATCATAAGGATTTGAAACCTAGGTAATAGAACCAAGACTATAAACAGTAGTCTTTTTAAATGTTCCTAGAACTTCCAATACGTGCACGTGATCTCCTATTTTTAATTGACTAAATAACATAATTGAATTGGTTTTAGTAGGGCTACCTTTTACAGTAGCCCTAAGTTTTTTATTAAGCAGCTGGTGCTACAATATGATTTATAGTCTGAAATACTCCAGTACGTTTATCATAGTATATTAGATATTTATTACCAGTTGAAATTTCTTCTGTCGGCATCTAATCACCAGAACCATTTAGTAATGCTTTACCACTATTAGTATTTACACTAGTTGGATTAGATGATACCTAACTAGAACTAACAGAAGTAGCTACAGATACTAGTGATCCTTCTGTTGCACCAGTAGCGGTATGATTAATATTTAATAATATTAAACCTCTGCATGGCAATTGTCTCCATTGAAATGGACATATTCCATAAGTAACAGTATTGTTAGTAGTATCTACATTAGAGAATATAGTATCTAATGTAGGTATACCACCTTGGTCAATACGTCTTACACGATAAGGATTAAAGAAAGGATTAAACATGATTACCTCCTTTCTTATTAGCAACCACAACCGCAACCGTCGTTATATCCGTATCCGTAACCAGTGAATCCACCGTTACATCCGAATGGGTTACAAGTTAAGTAAGCAGGCACTGGACAAGGACGCAACTGATTTACGATATTAGCAGTTTGAGCAGATTGAGATAGACCTAATTCAAGAGCTGACTTCTCAGCACGCAATGTGTCAATCTTATTCTGCATTTCACGCATTTCAAGTTGACAGAACTTATCGTTAATCATTTGAGTTTGTGCATCTATCTTAGTACCAATTACATTAAATTTATTAGTATTATCTGTTAACAAGTTATTGAAACCACCAGTGATTGCATTCTGCAAAGTATTAGTTTGCTGACAGATAGACAGTTTATTATCAGCACTCATTTGAGTCAAGTTCAAATTAACAGAGTCAATTGAACGTTGAGTCTGGCAGCAGCAGTTAGCCAATTGAGAAGCCAAGTTAGCATTACCAGAAGTAATAGCATTAATTACTTCACAGCTAGCCAATTTAGTATCACAAGCAATCTGACTTACGCTAGTATTAATAGTATTCAAAGCTGTCTGTACAGCATTAATATCACAATTTAAAGTATTAGACAAAGAACTGATAGCATCTTTGTTACCTTGAATAGCCTGCATTAACAGACTTGTGTTAGTATCGGTATTCAACTGAGAAGCAAGACGACTAGCATCATCACTACCTCTACCAAAACCGTTACCTCCAAAACCGCCCCAGCAGAAGAAGATTAGGATGATCCAAATCCACCACCAACCGCCGTTTCCACCGAAACCGCCGTTGTTCATCATAGCCATAAGAGCAGCAGGGTCCATATTACCTTTGTTTGCATTCTGCAAAAGTGCAGCTACACCTGGATCTATACCAGCGTTTTGTACTAAAATTTTTTCAGGTTCGTACATAGTTCTCATAAATTTTGATTAAATTAATATCTTGATATTCTTCTTTCATACATAGGTTCATATCTATGCATTCTTTCCTCTTCACGTTCACGATCTAAATATTCATCGTCTTCGTCATAGTCATAACCGTAGCGAGTCATTCTTCCTCCTCTACCTCTTCCACGTCCTCTACCACCACGAGCATAACGATACTCATGCTCTTCATCTTCATCGTCTTCAAGCATTAACATCGTCTTAGCTTCTTTGCGCAATTTATCACACATGATATAGCAATAGTAATACCACATCTTTCCTTCTTCTATATCTTTGTCATTCAACCAAGCTTTTGCTAGTTCTACAAAGTACTTAATGTGATCGCTACTTGTCATAGTAACAACTGCACGATAATAGTCTGAACGTATCATGTTGAGAGCAACGTACCAATCATACTTGTTGTATTTCTCACCTTTCAGATTGATTCCGTACTGGTTAGCGATTGAAGTAGTTTCTTCTAAACTCCAATGTTCTCCACGAGAGCCATCTTCGTTTTCCATCTTAGAGACTGCTTTTAGTGCACATTCTTCATTGAAGTGTGGACCATACATAGCCTCATGACGCTCTATTTTCAGTCTTTCTCTCATTGCATTAATTGATTTAATTATTCGACTTATAAAGTTCATTTTGATAAATCTATTATTCTAGTATTTTCTACATTGATTAACTTGTTACTGTTATCAATTTGGTACTTATAAATAGTTCGTTTCTTAAAATCAAAGTGAAGGAGTCGCTAGAACCAATTCTTATAATTACGCTTATATTCTTTTTTAGTATGAATAAATAGGGATTGAGTGTTGCGAATGTCGATACTATGTGTTAGGAGCGTATCTCTTTTATTTATTACGATTGATGTCAAATTATTTGGTTTGATTTCCACTTTAAAGTCAGTTGATCTAACTACTATAGTAGTATCATGTACTACTTTCTACTCCTATATCTGTACCTATTTCAACTCCTTCTCTTTGATTTTTAATTTCTTTACTGTAGCATGTACTTCTTGTATCAAGCTATCTTTGGTTTCTTTAAATTCATCTAGAGTAAGCTATAACACTCTATTATCATTCTTCTACTATGTTGCTAGCTATTCATAGTAAAGATAGTTATTAGTTACTCTATCTATTTCTTTATTCTTCTTATCTAGCTAGTTATTCTAATAAAAACAAATGGCAGCGAGAATCGTAATGATAATCACTGCCATTGCTTTGTAATTTCTTTTAAACCAACCGATAATGTTACTTGTTAATCTTTTTGCTAGACTTATCAGTATTGGTATCATTTGTAATAGTATTTTGTTCTTCTAAGATGTCTGTTATATCTACATCTAAATATTTTTCTGCTTTCGACTTTATAATCTTTGTGAAGAGTCTTGTAACTAATGAATTAGGTTTTAATGCTTTCCTAGATTCTAATAATGATATTATTTCTGCAAAACATACTGCTCCTGCTGCAACTTTAGCTAACACCAGATCGGCATATGTCATAAATATAAACTTATCTAATAAAGTAAATCCAGCTATCATTATAGCTGCAAATCCTAGTTTTTCAATAGTGGACCAGAATTTACCAGATTCAAAATAATCATTGTGAGTTACTTTTCTGCATACCTTATACCCATAGATTAAGTCTAGTATTATGAATAGAAATGATACACCTATTAAAGGAGCTGCTGGTGCTAGTATAGTTGCTATACCTGTTAACCAACCAACTATAGATTGATATCCATTAGCAAATATACGTCTCGCAAGATTCATTATATATAAACTTCTACTCAACACAACTTAAAGATTATTTACTGAAAATAAAAATGCTAGTCAATTTATTACTGCTAGCATATGTTAAAGTCTCTGCAATTATATAACTATAACGTACTCATTATTCGTATGTTCTATTTCCCTTACGTATATCCAGGTAATCTAATAGCTCTTTATGTTTAATAGTTTTAGTAAGTAAAGAATAACAGTTAGCGTGTTTAAACCATCCTATGTAGCTAGCCATTTTTCTTCTATAATATTTGTAGTTAGTACTCCTTTTATTCAGTTTAGCATTCTTCTTACAATATCTTTTCTTTAATGCTTTTCTAACTAAAGTAAAATTATGATATATTTTATATCCAACAAAATCTATACTTCTACTTTCTACTGGGAATACCTAATAGTTATTCTTTAACTATAGTTTTAAGTTATCTTTTAAATACTACTTTATATCTCTAAGTAATGTCTGCAAAGACTCTTTATCTTTATAAAGTATTACTATATCATCTGCATATCTATAATAATACTTTATGTTTTTATCTTCTTTAACCCAGTGATCAAAGTAAGATAGATACAGATTAGCAAAGAACTAAGATAAGTAATTACCAATAGGTACTCCTTCTGAAGAATCTATTATTTCATCTAGTAACTATAATAGTTCTCTATCTGCAACTTTTATTCTAATTATTTGTTTTAATATATCATGATCTACTGAAGGATAAAACTTTCTAACATCTATTTTAAGACAGTATTTAGTATTCTCTCTATCTTTTAGATCATGCTATATCTACTTAAGAACTTTGTGAATTCCTCTTTTCTTAATACAACTGTAAGTCTAAGGTATCATCTAATTAATCCACAAAGGTTCCATTATGTTCATAATAGCGTGATGTACTATACGATCTGGAAAGTAAGGTAGTTTGAATATTATTCTTTCTTTAGGTTCATATAATTTAAAAGTAAAATATTCAGAAGTTTTATAAGTATGATTAACCAACATATCCTGTATCTACTTACAAAATCCTTCTATGTCTGCATCTACTTTCTTTACATCGTCTCTATGAGTTTTATTCTTTCTAGCATTATGATGAGCTAGCTTTATATTATCTAAATCTGTTATCTTCTAATATAAATTCTTAAATTTCTTCATAGTCTGAAATTACAAAGAGCTTTCGATATTTCACTACTAACCCTTAATAAATTATTTATATTTTTTACCAAGTGGTAAGGTCCTTCTCAGTAGTTGGCTATTATATGATAGACTGAAAAATATTATGATACGCAATTTCATTGAACCGATACTAGCATTGGAATAACCAACCCCATCATCGGAATGAAGATTGAATAGACCCGCCGCGCCGCCATCGTCAGAGTTACCACCTATTAACAAACAATGTAATGAACCATCCGTATTATCCCAATTATAGTCACACCAGTATGTTGTTTCTGAACCATTGTTGCAAGATAAAGCGAAAAAGTCACACGTAGACGTAGTTACTATTTTTGTTTTGTATCCAGTAACTACAGCATTTGCTGCTATATTTTTATAGTACGGATTATCATTCGAGATAGAATCACCGAAATGATCTGGAGAATCGCACTTATACCAAAATCTAGCGCCGTAACCAGAAATATATACACTAATAACATCGTCAGTGTGTTTCCACACATGCCCAAATGGATTCTCTATTCCTCTATATCTATTACACTTTCTTGTAGTAGTTGTAGTATTAGAGCCAGATGAATCTGTCTATTGTATAGTTACTGTAACTTCACCAGAACCACTACCTAAACTATCAGAACTTCCAGTAGGAATAAACGAGTAAGTTGTAGCTCCGTTGATAGTTACCGTACCTGTAGTACAACCAGAACCTAATCCACCTTGTCTAAATCCTTCAACTGTTAATGCAGTATTAACTGCTTTTTGACTATTTCTGGTAGCATATTCTACTAAGAACAAATGACATATGGCTCTATGTTCATTATATGTATATATATTCCACGAATTTCCTAAACCATTAGCTCTCGCTTTTGGTCTTACAGCAGATCTTGTGAAATTAACACTAGGTATTTTATTTTTAGAAGATCTATAATAATTCCCATCAATATAACCTTCATAAGCAGACACATAAGCTTCTTTATGATGATACCATCCTGGTTTAGCATGTGGACATATTTTTAAATTATGTGTTTCAGTAGATTCTGTATAATCATCTATCCACCAAAATTCAGGTATTTTAATCATTACATTTATGTTGTTGTCTTCTAGTAAAGTATCTACATCTCTCCATCCTCCAGCAGAATAATTTTCACATTTAGTCCAACTATCGTTTAGCTTTAACATTCTACATAAAGGATTTCCGTCTTTAAAATAAAGATATCCTTTCATCATACTCTATATAGGCAGTGTTCTATGCATATCCATATTACCAATACGAGTACAATCTGGATTAGAAGATGTTTCTGACCATGATACACCATACCAGTCTGGAGCATCTAATGTAACAATTTCTCCTAACACAAAATTTTGTGGTTGTGTATTAACTGGAGATGCAGTTAATACATTTGTAGCTAAATTTTTATTCTTGCATGTAATACACAAAGATGTCGAATAGCTTGTATTCTATCCCAACCATATTTCTACATTTGCAGATGTAACAACATATCCTGCTACGAATTGGTCACCCCCATTATAAATAGAACTTTGTTGTTTAACTAATTTTACATATTCTATATTTCTTGTACTAGCAATTAATGTTGAATAACAATACTAATATGATCCATAATCTCCACCACCTACTATTTCAAACATAATATATTTACCAGAACTAATTTCATCTGATTTTAAAGGTAAAGTTGCTAATTTTATCCATCTGACACTATTATCTCCTTTTGGGTAATATTTAGTATAATGGATGCCAGTATTTTCTCCATCAGATACATTGAATCCATCTACCATATCTGCATTCAGATTAGTACATAGAGTAGTAGATGCTACTTGTATAGGTGCAGTGCCATCTGTTGTGTAAGATATTAATCTGCCAGCATGAACCCCTTTCCAATATCCGTCTTTATTGCCAAGATTAATAGTATTAGTTTTAGCTTCTACTGGACCAAAATAATCAGCAAGTAAACATACTATTTTTTCAGTACCAGCTCCAAATATCAAATTACCTCTAGCATTATATATTCCTGTTAAAGTATTATTGAATATTACATCTTTAGAAAAAGTCTTCTATCCTGTAATAGTTTGCGCGGTATCAAGTGTGACATACTTAGTAGTAGGATCTACACCTAATGCACTAGTTACATTAGCCTTAGTTATACTAATAGTACCACCATTTGCTAATGTTATATTACTACCTATCTTAACACCACCTAATGCACTAGCTGTAGCAGCAGGTAATACATACTTATTAGCTTCAGCTTCAATAGCAGCTAGTTTATTCTTTTCAGGAGTAGTATAATCATTAGTACTAAGACCTTTACCTTCAACTTTATCTACTTTTTGAGTCTACAGTTGAGTAATATTACTATTCAATGTCTCTTCTACACCAGTAGCTCTTTCTACTTCATTTGCTATAGCTGTAGCATTAGCTGATTCAGCACCTTTAGCTCTAGTTACTTCACTAGCTAAATCACTAGTTAGTTTCTATTCTGCTTTCTCTGCTCTAGTCTATTCAGCTGTTACAGTTGTATCTGTATATGACTTAGCCTGTTTAATAGCATTAGCTATAGAACCAGTAGTAGATTCATTACCATTAATAATAGTAAGTTTATCTTCATTTACTTTTACTCTATTAGATAATGAAGATACATTGTTATTAATAGTAGTATCAGCTTGAGTTCTATCAAGTATCTCTTGAGCTAAGCCATCAGCTACTTCTTGAATACTACCTTCAATAGCTGTAGTATCAAATGAACCTGATAAAGCATCCCAACCATCTTCAGTCCATACTACATTAGTACCAGCATCATAATGTTTACCACCTAAGTTAAATGCATTAGTAATATTATATACATCACCAACTACATTGTTGTCTTTAGGTAGAGCTTCAAATGTACTAGATCCTTTTACTTTATAAGCACCAGATAATTTAGCATCTACTTGTGCCTTAGTATAAGTATCAGACTTATCTGCTTTTAATGCTAATGCAGCATTAGTTGCAGCAGTATGATCTGTAATCTTATTATCAAGTTCTTCTTCTTTAGCCTTAGCTCTATTAGTTTCTACTAAGATAGCTGCATTTCTATCACTAACTTCTGTAGCAATAGCTTCTTTTCTATCTTGTACTTCTTTGTTTATAGCATTAGTATGTTGAGTATCTATCTGAGTAGATCTATCAATTTCATTCTGTAAATTAGTACTAATAGTCTATTCAGCAGATTGAGCTCTATTCTTCTCAGTAGCTATATCATTGCCTAATTTAGTTTCAGCAGCACGAGCAGTAGCAGCTTCTTTATCTATATTACTTTGTAAAGTAGCTAAAGACTATTCTAATGAATCTGAATCAATAGCAATACTAATCGTATTATCTTCACTAATACTAACATCTTTACCTGGCTTTAATTTATTAATTAAGTCATTATAATCACCAGATGTAGCTACTGGTTTAAAATCTGGTTTACCAGTAATATTATCCCATTGTACAGCTAGATCACCAGATGCACTAATCACATTAGTTTCTTGATCAATTTCAATGTTCAAACCTGCAATGAGTTTCTTCTAATACTTTGCACGTATATCAGCAAAGGTATCAATCATCTCAGTATGAAGTTCCTATAACTGATGCTGCTTAACAAAGTCTAAGAAATCTTTAGATGTAATGATACCAGCAGAACTTGTAGAGGCTACTGGTATTGAAACAGTTTTATTACTTCCATCATACTTAAACATTACCATAGTAATGCCATTAGGATTTGAAGTATTAAACTGTATATCTTTTATTACATCTTTTACCTCTTCATCATCTACTTTACTATCTACATCACCAATGTTTGCTTTATCATTAAGCAATTTGTTTACCTATGTTTTAGTATAGTAGTTGTTAAGGTCAGGTACACCTCCAGAGGCAGCTAGTCTTACCCATTCGGTTCCATTGAAATATTTAATGCTACCACCATAAGGATTATCAGATAAGTCAACCCAATAGTCTATTTCTTCTGGATTAGGTTGAACAGATGTTGCAAAAAATATTATCCTATTTGTTACCATATGTATTTGTTATATTAAGCTGCTGGAGTTTCTAATGCAGCAACTCTTGTAGTTAATGCGTCAATTAAATCTTTTAAAGCTTTGCCTTGAGCAGCAGCTAAAGCTTCTGTAGTACTAGTACTTGTTAAAGTGTTATTTATAGTCACTTTAGTATCTGCTGTAGGAGGTGTATATCCTAATGCACTAGTCACATTAGCTTTACTAAGACTAATTGTACCATTACTATAAGAAATATTTGCTCCTACCTTCACTCCACCAATAATTTCAGCTGTAGCTGTTGGTAAAACATATTTATTTGCTTGTGCAGCAATACCATCTAGTTTAGTTTTATATGCATCCGTAAAGTCATTACTAGACAATTCTTTACCTTCTACTTTATCTACTTTACCTAATTCAAGTGCTTTGATTCTAGCACTCTGATCATTGTCAGTATCATCATTTAAAGGTAACCATTTACTACTACCAGCATAATATTTGATTACATTACCTTTTGGATCTGCTGCTAAGTCAACCCAGTAATCAAACTCTTTAGGATTTGGAGCTATATAGCTTCTTGTTATTCTTGTCATATACGTATATTTTAATTATTAATTCTAATGTATTACAAACTGTAATAACTTATGAGTTCCAGTAGGATCACTTATATTTAAAGATACTCTAGCCTATCTAGTAGCATTAGTATCATTAGGATCTAATGTAATATCTATTCTATCCTACTTTACATCTATGTGCACATAATCTGATGAACTAAATCCTTTAATGATATACAGAGTGCGATTAATATCAATAGATACAGTTTCACCAGACTTAATAAATCTATGTGGAGTAAGATTCCAAGCATTAACTACTTCAGGAATAATTGTTCTTGCTTTGTTATCCACATATAATATATTATATAAAATAGTTTCTTTTTCCATAACGCATTTTAAGGCGTTTTAAGCCATTTTCTTTATTAAATGAACAACTCATCCATTAAACTCTAAAAGCTTCTTAGAAGAGTCCTTTGGCTGGTATACGTCGATGTGTGACCATCCATCAGTGTTAGCTTCTAATCTAATAGGATATTCAAATAATTCAGCATTCTATCTTACTATATTATTTACTGTATTACTATCTAAATCCTTTACATTAAAGTCTATCGCTTTACCAAGCGCATGAGCCGATAAGTAAACGTTATTTTTACTCTTTACTAACTAACACATATTGCAACGTAATCCTCTCTATGAGAACTATCCACCAGATTTCCAAGTATTAATAGTAATAGGTTTATTGAATATCTTAGTACGTAATACATACAAAGTACTAAGTAATTCAGTACTTATAAACTACCAAGAAGTTTCACCAAATTTAGAGTAGCAATGAGGACACACTAATTCCTATATTTTAAAATAAGGTTTTAATTTATCTATTAATTCATTTCTGTCCATACTTCGCTGTTTAAAATTTCATTTAACTCATTGCTGTCGTAAAGATAGGAAGAAATCTCTTCATCTCCCAATACGGGTGCGACAAAATCCTCGTGTAACAGGATCATTGTTCCGTCAACACTTCTTCTTGCGTGGATGGGCGGAACAATTCCATGTTCCATACACCATTCTATTGTTACTATAATGTATCTCATTTTGTTATCAAATTTTCAAGTACATAATTAATTAAATCCTGTTCGGTGAATCCGTCATTCTGTTTGGTAGGAACGGAATCGAAACCGAAGGAGTTGTAGAAAGCTGAACTAATCCATCCGCTATTATGGTCAGTATTGCTAAAGAATATAGGAGTTTTAGTTTTATCACCTGTCACATCATTGTTTACTATGGTGATTATTTGCTTTTTGTTTAACAAAGCGGAAACTATTGTAGATTCATTCAGTGTTCCATCAATATAGGTCTTGCCGTTTGAGTTCCTACTATTATAAGCAATACTACCTTTGTCATTGAATACGGCAAACAGCCAAGGTTCAGTAGTATTCAGTCTTTGGTCATAGATAAACTTTCCATCAACAAACGGATTAATAGTAGTAAACAACACCTTAACGCCATGCTGTAAGTTCTGTATTTGCCCATAATCATCTACCCCATCAGTTACTAGGGCGTTGGGATATCTAGGTATAAACTCTATTGTTACATCCATATCTCCTGTACTTCCTGTAACTCCTATGGCGTTATACAATGAAGTGGTTCCTTCGGGATAGGTTAATGTCACCTCATGTTCCCCGTTGTCAAAAGTATAAAATCCGCCATTTCTGTTTACCAAACTAACTTGTCTGCCATCAGAAAGACCTGTAATCTTAAACTTATGCGTTGGGTTAGAGTTTGCCGGAACTATGTTTACCATGTTATCCGTAGTGGATAGTTTTTTAGTAATATGAATAATTCTGTTATCTGTAACAGTAACATTTGCTTTATCGGGTAGAATATTAGTGCTAGCAATATCATACCCTCCCACACCGCTCATACCTGCAAACAGGAAGTTGTTAAGTTTCAGAGGTCTGTTGTTTCCGCTATGGTCTTGCAGGTATGGATTGGCTTTCAGTATCTCGTTTGTGGGAACGGATTGTCCTGACGGTAGCTGGGTGATGGTAATGTTACAAGCACCGACAATATTGCCGTTTCTGAATGACAGATTACCGTTTACGGTTCCTAATGGCGGAATATCATATGTTCCGTCTTGTGTGATATTAACTAATTTTACATCAGCACTATATCCCCAGTATAATTCCTGCCCATCAACTATACCTTTCACTTCCACTTTCATTCCTGGGAAATTTTTTGTTTGGCCAGGAATGTAGCGCTTTACTGTATCGTTCAGTGTAGCAAATCTAGTTATGACAAATGAGGTGCTTGTTATAATTATATCAGCATTTACAGAGGGATGCGACCTCCAGTCATTAAAGTTTTGGCTGTATGTATCCACAGGCTTTGACATATCATACCAAAACACCATGTGTTCTTTCACCCAATCAGCTATATTAGGTTTATGATTGACGGTTCTATCAATTTCTCTTTCATCTACGATTACTCCTCTATCATCAACATCATATTCTAATACTTTATTGCCTAATATATGGTGCATTGTTATTATTTTCATTTCTTTCTCTATTTCTATACATATTATCTACTAATAAATCAGCTATAACATTTATACCTAACTATTTACTATCGCTGATTAATTGTTCCTACATTACTACTAGGAGCATCTAATAGATGCCCTCTAGTAGTTCTCTATCACTCAGCTGTTTGATCTGATTGTGTAATTGATTGTTCATTCTTAATACTGTTTAAAGCATCTATAAAGAAAGGAGTACCGTATTGATTAGCATAATTCTGTATAATAGAAAACTCTTCTTCTGTATACTCTTCTTCCCCTTTTGAATTATATATCTTAAGTGCTAAGGAATGCCCAGCAATACCCTGAGCTGTCTTATATATACCATCAGCTAATTCAGTAACTATGTTTATTAATTGACTATCGCTTTTAGCTAAATTAGTATATACTTTGAATTCTTTAAAATTTATTTTCATACGTTTCTTTATTTAATTTTATTATCCTGGAGAACAATAGAATTCCCACCATTGACCTCCTGTTCCTTTTATAAAAATGTAAGAATGTCCAGCGCGACATGTCAAACTACCAGATGAATTACCATCAGAATGCCACAGTGTACCAGAAGATGGTCTTACAGTAAAATCATATGCTCCTTTTACAAATATCATAGTTCCCTCTCCAGCAGTATTAGACAAACTGATAACAACACCATGTTTTTGTACTCGTATAACGTAAGATCCATACGCATCAGCTGTCTCATGTGACGCACTCATTTGTGTAGTTTTCAATCTTAAACCTTGTATATAACCTCTATCTATATACATAGCAGGATTTGAATTACTGGAAGCATCAATAGATAGTGGAATATAATACTCTTGTAAAGAGTTTATCTAAACTCCACACATATGATTCTTATATAAATAATCTGTTACAGGAAGACTTTTAACGTATCCACCAAAATTTGATATAATACCAGATCTATCGTTTGTAGGTATTTGTATTACTACTCTAAGTCCTTCTTTATTTAATGTACTTTTTGTATCAAAAGTTCTAGTAGTAGTATCATTACCTATAGCTTTATCAACAAACTGACCTGTCATAGTAATGTTTCCACCAGTAATAGTTAAACTGCTAGTAGTACAGTTAGTAAATGTACCATTAGTAAATGTACCAGAAGTAGCAGTTATACTACCTGAAATACTAGCATCTGTACAAACAAATCTGCCAGTGTTACTATTCATTGACAGTTTACCATTATTAGAAGTAAATACACTTCCACTAAAGTTAAAGTCACCTAACTTAGCATTATTAGCTAGTAAGTTATTTACTGTTAGTATTTCTTGCTTAGAAGATATATTCCAATAACTACTAGTCATACTAGGTGTCTAACTAGTATTATTCCGTTTAGCTAAGTACACATTACCTTGATATACTACATAATCTATAATAGTTAAATTATTATAGTTCTAATACTAAGTATAATCATTCTAATATCTAGCTATTGCTTTCTTAGTAGAATTAGTACTAGTAGATTGAGAGTTACTATTAACATAATTAACAGTAAAGTATCTAAACAAATAAGGTTTATCTTTGTTTAATGCAGGCTTATTAGTAGACCAACTCTCACTAGGAACAGATGTATTAGTTGAATTTGCAAAGTATTGTGTAACAGATGTTACTCTAGAATTAGAATATGTTAATAATACTTCAGGTATTGTCTTAGTAATAGTACCATCTGAATATGTTATCTTACTATAAGAATACAGTTTACCTTGAGAGTAAGTACCTGTAGGTACATTAGTAGACCAATTAGTGGTATCATAAGACACACTTTGATCTGTTGACTGTAAGTAATAATTAGTTACACTAGATACATCTTGACCTTTTATTGCATTTGATGCTTTATCATGATAGTATTGTACTCCAGATCTCCATTGACCTCTATCTCTCATGATAGTATAAGTTTCATCTATATCAGATACATCTCCATCAAATACTACTGGAACTTCAGCTGACCATACTTTATATTGACTAGTAGGACTTAACGAACTGTAATCTCCACTATCTGTAGTAAATCCAAACCAGAACTTTGTAGTAGATAGTGATGAATTCCATGTAGAAGTAAACGTAGTGCCAGATGTACTGTTGATCTATTGCCATGAACCAGAACTGTTTAAATAATAGCTTTTCCAATATCCTGATACAGAACTAGTAGCACTATCATCAACTCTAACTTTTATGGCACTTAATTTTACATTTGTAGTTTGTAGGAATCCCTCTGAAGATCTAATGGCAGAAGGACAACCATTAACAGTTATACTATAACCATTAGATCCTGGCTTACCTGGTTCTCCAGGTTCACCTGGTTTACCATCTTGACCTGGTCTACCTGGCTCACCATCCTTAGACCATTTAGCCCATAGTGCTCCAGTTTTCCAAGCTTGCCATTTACTATTCTCTTTCTTTCTAGTCCAAACATATTCATAAGGTATAGATTCAGTAGGTCCAACTGGATTATCATCCCATCCACTAGGTACATAATCATCAACTTGATATTCACTGGAATCCACATTTGCAGGTGGGTAATTAGAACCACCAGGACCTAAACTATCTCCACCAACATAGTTAGAGAATCTCTTATAGATGTACTCATATCCATCACCATCTTTACCTCTTTCAGCATATCTAGACCATATACCAGGGGTAGACCAGTTACCCCATACTTGAGTAGCCTTATCTAAGTATCTCTGAGATACCCATTCATATACTAAAGATGCAGTTACACCCTGAGGATGATTAGACCAACCACTAGGTATATGACCAGCTTGATTTACACTAGCAGGAGTACTAGGAGTTTTACCATCAGCATTTCTAGTATAAATAAATTCAATGCTGTTACCATCTTTACCATCTTCACCGTCAGCACCAGTAAGACGTATAAGGTTAGACCATGCTGTTAAAGTACCATCTGGATTAGCAAATCGTTGAATCTACCAAACATATTGTCCTTCTGGTGGAACTATCTCACTATCAGTAGTCCAACCTGAAGCAGCTGTATCTGTTGGAATAGCAGGTTTAGTAGCAGACACTTTCCATCTATATTGATAATGACCACCTGATAAACCTTGTTCACCCCAATTAGACCATAGTGCTGGTGTACTAAAGTTAGACCATACTCCATCTGTACGTACACGTTTACAAGTCCATTCTGCTTTATAGTCTTCATTTACTCCCTTTGGATCATCAGACCAGTTATAGTCTTTAGAACCACCGTTAGATATAGTAGGAATATAGTCATTCTATTGAATAGATGAAGGAGTTTGTGGTACTCTATCAACGTCAGCAGTACGAGTAAATATATATTCATACCCATCGCCATCCATACCTTTTTCACCCCACTTAGACCACAAAACTGGTTGTGTAAATTCTCCCCATACACCTTCTCCAATTTTAGCAGACTTCTTTTCACGTTGTGATACCCATTCGTACATTTTCTCTTTAGATACTCCTTGAGGACTATCTGACCAACCGAATGGTATGTAATCGTCTTGCTAAGATGTATCCGGTTTATCAGGAGCTTCGTTAACACTAGTTACTTGATAAATAAATTCAAGTTTAGTACCATCAGAACCGTCTTCACCTGTTTCCCCAGTAAGTCTAATAGGATCTGTCCAACCTGATAATGATTTATCTGGATATACAGTAGCTTGTATCATCCAAGTAAATACTTCTTTGCTTTCTCTCTTAGGTGGATACATGTACCAAGTATAGTTATCATCTACAGGAGGTATTTGTGAACTAGTAGGCTTAGGTGGTTGTACACTAGAATTAGTATAACAGAATACTGTATATTGCCCATCTGCTCCTTCTACTGAAGCACCACGGAATCTATTAGGATCGCCCCATTCTCCTTCATCTACTTTACGAGAACTCTTAGTAGACATCCAGATTGCTGAAGCTGTATAGTTTCTATGCCATCCATAAGAAGTACCATCACCAACAGGTCTATCTGGTGTAGCATCATTATCATTATAAGTTACCCACAATCCGTTAGCTTCAAGTTGGTAACTCATATTGTATCTTCTATTTACTGATATAGCTCCTTCACAGTTAATAACTAAATCAATTCGCATATCATTGATATTAGTTATCTTAGTTACTTTGAATACACCATCTTGCATAGTACATTCTACACCTGTTGGAGTATACTCTACAAAGTAACTTCCTTCATTATATACTGTACTATATGTTAATTCTGTTTTACCTTTCCAAGCTTGTACAGCAAAAGTAAGAGATTTGGTTTGGTTATAATCTTCAATGATATTGAATTCATTATCTACAATTACTGTACCAAACTCACTACTAAGTGAAACAGCATAAGCATCTTGTCCATGTAATTGATCTAACTATTCTGGTGTAAACTCGATGATAGAACCAGTCATATAGACATTAGTTAAGTATGCGCCATCACCTTGTAATTGACCATTATTAGGAGCTCCTGGTATAGTAAGACCGTTTAAGTTACCAAACTGTGAAGCTATGTTAGTATAGTTAAGAGCCCAAGTATTTACACCTTTTAAATATCGTTTATATGTACGAGTAGCATAAGCACTAGATCTTCTAGTTTCATCAGTAAAGTTACCATAAACAGCAAACTTCATTGCCTTACAAGGATGCTATGTAGTACCTTGTTTTAATGAATACCTAAACTGTTTACCTCTAGCATCTAGTACTTCTATAGGTGTAAAATAAGCTGTAGAGAATCCTTGTACTTTATCAAACCCACAATCGTCAGTACCAGTTTCAGTATTATTAACTCCATCAAAATTATGGAATATACCTCTACATATATCATTTACATGTATACCACTATATTCACCTTCTTCTAGCTTCAATGTAACTATCTGATTAACTAAGTCTACATCTTCAATAGTACCAAATGCTATTGAATTCCATAGTTCACCACTTACTACATCTATCTTATTAAATCTCAATTCTGGTACTTCTAAGAACTCTCTAAGAATAAGACTAGTCATTTCACCTCTACCGTCTTTATCTATTTGAGCACCAGTACCACCAATCATACCAGTAATAAAAGTACCCATCTAAACCCCTTGATTTAGATAAGTCATTTTATTACTTCTTAAACCACCGTTGAAAGTAATTATACCTGAAGATACATCATCATATAGTTTACTTATAAATAGCTTACTACCTTCAGATTTAATCAAAGCTTTTACTACAGAAGTATCTACCACACCTCCACCTTCACCACCACCAATACCTAATGCTGATGGTTGGATATTGTGCCATGTACCATCACTAGCATACTACAGTAAATCTCCTTCTGTAATATAAGTAATAGTAACGTCCTTAAGAGTAGCTAAATGATTAATTCTTTCAACTAATGTATCAAGCTCACCAACACTAGTATCTAGAGTTTTTATATTGCCCTATAATGTTCTTACTAGTCCAGTGAGTTCGTTTAATTCATCTTTAGTTGCATACTATGCCATATCTTAATTATTTTATTGTTATACAGTAGCTCCTGTAGCATCTATCCACTTAGCACCATCCCAAAAGATTGGTTTATTTATAGTAGTATCAAAATATTGAAATCCTTTATTTATAATATTAGCAGGTCTTTCCTAAGTAGTGCCCATTTTAGATACATACATATCTCCAGAAATTACAGGTTTACCTTTTATATATTCTATAGATACACCTCCTAAATTAGCTACCATGTTTAGTGTTGGAATGTCCTTATAGTCAATATATTTTACTATATCTTTTACTAGTGTGTTGTTTCTGATAGATGAAACTAGATTTATATCTTCTCTATTAATATTAAACTTATTGTTTACTCCTGAGAAATTTTGGTCTAACAGAATCCCTCTAGCTATAAAACTTATATTTTCTGTTGTAGAATCTAAAATATTATTAGAAGTTATATTAAGATTTATATCGCATGCATTACACTCACCCTACATATATATTGTATAGTACTTTGAATTTTTATCACTATAATCTTTTTTATAAGAACCAATTCCAGATCTTAACGTGGTAAAGTTAATATTATTATGATTTGCTCCTGAGTTTAGTACAAAAGATCTCTAATATATAAAATCGAATACTATATTGTTTATAATATTACCTCTGTAGTATATTAATATACCATCGTACTTACATGAATCAATTCTACAATTAGTCAATATATTTAAAGCATTTAGAGAAGCAAAGTAATTACAATAAAATACTTTGATGTTATTTACTACATTGTCTTGAGTCAATCTCATACATTTATTACATTTGTAAAAAGAACAGTTTGTTATATTGGCGTAAGCTCCTTCTAAATAATAAGCGTAATCACTTATTTTCATAAACTTAACTAAATTTATGTTACCTCCTCTAACACCTCTTATATATGTGTTATTGTAACGCACTGTCCAAATTTCTTCTACTATACGTTCTCCATCTATTAGATCTCTATTATCTTTTAACTCCTAAACAGAATTAGAGTGAATAGTTATTCTTTCTATACCAGACGAATAAGAATCAGCAAAGTTAATACAATACTTGGGTTCCTCAGAAGTTCCAGAAGAGATAGAAAAATCAAATACTGTTCCTCTTAACGATTCATCATTAACTGTCATAATATCAGCATAAGTACATTCTCCTATCAAAGTTGTTCCGCTCTGATATAATTTAATACCACTAGTAAATTTATATATTCCTCTAGGAAAAAAATATACAGTGTTTGCTTTATTACATAGATTGTCTAATTTACTCCAACCATAATCTGTATCATCTGGATATATTCCTAAAGTTCTAACATCTACAAAATCTTTTAAAATAGTATCCTTAGCTATTTTACAATTCTTATTGAATTTTGGATTGATTAAATCTGTTGTATTAGATATATCTACTATTCCATTGTCAAAACTGCCACCATCAAATTTTAGTATAGAATTAGAAGGAGTAACGATTGTCTAACCGTTTAAATCATAGTCATACTGAATAACATATATAATATTAGCTTTATTGATCATAGCCTAAGTAAGAACATTCTTATCACCTACTATATTCTTTCTTAGATACACTCTACCTAAACCACTGAAAGACTATTTATCATAAGTTTTATTTGCTAACTATAGAGTACCATTTTGTTCAGTTATATCTTCTTCATCAGCTGGAACAGCTTCATGCTATTCTACCCATTTACCAGTAGTAGGATCTGACTGATTATTAGAATTAAACTTATAATGTTTATTAGTTTCTTTACAATAAGATATATGACCATCGTCTAAACTATTTTCAGAATAGTTCTTCATATCCTATAATGTATCAAAACTATCTCTATCAAAGTTCGGCTTTTTTCCTCTGTAGTTAAAATTATCAGCTACCTGTATCATATAAAATATATTTTATAATTATCTACTGTGGATGCGTCTTTCAGTATATATACATTATATAATATACCATCTATAGTTACAGCATTCCTCTAAAATGACTCTTTTATCTCAAATTGATTTTGATCTTTTATGCTATTTATATCTCCAAATTCATTAGGATAACAATATAATATCTTTTGATAATCAGTACTAAAGCTTTCAACAAATTCTTTTGAGTCTTGTAGTACATAATCTAACTGTTTTATATTGTTCTCATCAATAACAAAATTATCTGATACTACACCAAAATAACATTTTTTATTATCTCCGTGATATTCTGGAATATCATATTGTACTTCGTGTCCTAATAACTTTTCTATCATATATAACATCTTTTTAACGTCTTCTAATTTTGTTTCATATTTAGAAGATTCCTATACTAAATCATATATGTAATTAGCACAGGTTAGATTAAGAATTTGGCAATCATCATAATCAATGTTATACTTTACCTATTCTTTCAATCTGCATCCATTTTTATATTCTTCTTTTATCATAGCGCACACATACCGTTACAACATTTACACACTTTATTAGGAGATAGGCACTTACTACAATTATGATAATCTATCATACCTAACATTCTACTAAGATCTATGTAATGTTCAATAGCGTCTTTAGTAAGATTGTGCTCTAAAGCATACTACAATAACTATGATCTAAAATCACACATCATTATTATATGCTTCTAATGTTTATCTAAACATGTATTACAATATGTAGTAAGTAGATTTACTTTAGCTAAATATAATTCATTCTGATCTATTGCTATAGCTTCATCTCTATTACCCTCTGATGTAAGAACGCTTACTATAAAAGAAGTTTCATTATACTCAGTAATATCAACAATAACAGTATTATCCTAAGTAACAAAGTCAGATATTACATAAGTATGTTTCTCATCTTCATCAGAATACATATTCTTTTGATTTACTATTGAATCTAGATAAACCTTATGTACATTAGCCTTAGCATCTAAAGTTATAGTTATAGTATCGTTCTTTAGTATTGCATTAATTATTTTCATATCTACAAAAATTAAAAAGGCGAAGCCGAGGATAAAACCTCAACCTCGCCTGGTTTTTAAATAAAGAAACCGTATTATGCTATTTTAACTCCAGTAATGAAAGACCTAAGTGCTTTAGCAAATACTGATGTTTTGTTTCCTTCTGCATGTTCAACATAAACTTCAGTAGTCAATGGAGTAGTTTTGATATACTGATTATCAGGGCTCAAATACAGATTATCATTTTCAATAGTAAAGTAATCGTAAGTAGCTCCTTCAGTAACAAAACGTTTAGGTTCGATAATGGGATATGCATCTGTAAACACGTGACCTTTGTAACCCAACATACGTACTTCCATATCACGTACTTGTTTCCAGAAACCTTTACCTGGGTGACCAGCAGTTTTCTTAATAGTTGCACCAGCAACAGCTTCAGGAACATTAGACAGCAATGCGCCAGGGATAGTAACATACAAAGAAGCTTCCATAGAAACTACAGAGTATTCATTCAATGAATAAACACCTTCGTTATCGTCTTTAGGCATAGCAGTTAAAGTCAGTTTATGACTTGCAAATGTAGCTGTTACTCTACGATTTGCATGTTTGTTGATCTTCTTCAGCAATGCATTACCCAGATCATTAGCAACTTCACTTGTAGCAACTGTTTCATAAGTATGAGTAAACTGACCCGGAGCTTCATACAAATCTTTATAAACAATGCGCAGTACATATCTATGACCAATTACAGGTTTTGCACTAGTCAAATCAATTTCAATTTTCTCTGCAACAGGTGCTTTGTAATCTCCCATTACATAAGAAGGTTTAGAAGCCTTCTGAATGGCATTAGAATATTCTACTACTTTCTTAGTAGAGCTAGTACCATCAGGCATTGTAACTGTCATATCACCAGTACATACACCAACATAGATAGTAGAAGCTTTCAATGCACCATCCTGATCTTCGATCAAAGCTCTATTCTCATCAAATAAAGCAACTTCTCCTGCATTCAAAGCATCTACTGTAGTATAGCTAGCAGGACATTTCTTTCCGATCATTACGGAATCAACTCTTGTAATCATATATAAAAATAATTAATTATTAGACTTAGCGCTAGTCTAGTTTGTCCTTCTACTTTCCTTATTTCAGATTTCCAGGTCAGACAAACGCATTAATTTATATTATTCCATTGAAGCAATTTCATTGGAATAAGCATTATAATGCTACATTGGTTTAGTAGCAAGATAAATCTAGATTGCCATTTTCACAATTTCCATATGTGTATGTTCTGGCAAATCTGTATATTCTGTATTAGTAATATTACTTGAATTAATTTCAGATGGTTTAGCTAAGTATGTAATCTCATATTCACTTACTTTATATTTACCGTCTGTGTATAATATTACATTATTATCTTGAATTAACTTTAAAGGTCTAGCTTGACAATATTTTAATTTGTGTTCAGATAGTGAATTACTTAATTGTCTATCTAATGTTTCAATTGTAGATTCTAACGTATCTGTATACTTAACTATATATGCACCTAAATCGTCTTTTTCCCAACATTCGTTAGGATGTTCATCACTCGGCTGTATACCAGCAGTATCTCCAAGTAATAATACATAATCATCTGGTAATTCAACAGAATATGAATTTTTAGTTCCTTTGGATATCTAAGTATTTGAATAGTTTCTTTTACGAATTAAAGTACGCAAATCATCTATACGTTTTTCTGTCTATTCAAATCCTTGAGCTTTAAAGTTAATACCTGAGTATCTTGTTTTATAAAATTTATCAATCGCCTCATTAATGAATGATATAATAGTGTCTGAGGATAGCTTATCCTTAATAACTAAATTAGGATCCATTAACTATAGCCTACGTTCAAACTCGATTTGAAATCCACGATTTGTCATAATCATTCATCTATTTGGTTCAACTGTGATTTAGTCTATATTCTCTTAGACTCAATATCTTCTAATGCTAGTTCTACAGCTCTATTAATTACTTCAAACTGCATATACTCTGGTATTTCACTCATACCATCTGCTGGTAAGTTCTCTATCTTAGTAGGGAACTTAACATAAGTAATATCTACAGAATAACTATTACTACTCATAGCTAAGTAATCATAATAGATATATAGAGTATTATCTTCTATTACAGCTACTGGATCTTCTATCCAAGGATTGTTATTGTAAGTCTTCTTGAATTTAGTAGCGTCTGCATGATCTATTAGCTTTATGGTAGCTTTTTTGTTATTGAAGTTTAATACAGCATCTACAAAGAACATTCTGTCACCATTAAATAGATTGGTAACATAACATCTATTTGAGTCTGTTTCAGTATTAGCAATAACATTTGTATCTGTATGTACTAACTTTTCTAAGTCGTGAATACGTTTTACAGATCCTTCAAAGCTAGTCTTTAAGTAGTTATTACCAGTAAACTTATTACTGATTTCTTGGTATAAACCTTGATCTAACCAGTAATCTATTTCTTCTGGTAAGAAAGCAGGACAACCCCCAAAGGCTACGCTTTGAGAGTTTTTGTCCATTGCTACTTTAAAATATGAGTGAAATTGTTCTCTAGTCATTATTTAGATTTTATTTCAGACATAATACTTAAGTAAATATCTTGATTCTTTTTGTCTTTCAAATATGCAATTACATCTTCAAGACCGTTACCAATAAGATCAGTACCAAAGTAATATGATGCTCTGTTCTTACGAATAATATTTTTACTTAAAGCTTCTTCAATTACAAAGTTAATTTCTTTATTAGGATTGTCTACCCAAATTCTAATAAATCTTGCTGGATCAGCTTCTACGTTTTCACCAAGTCTAGCTTCAACTAATTCATTAGACATAGTGTCAGCTTTAATTCCAAGAAGTCTAAGACATTTGCGCATATCTTCAAGACTCATCTTATCCAATGCTCTATAAGCATCACGTTTAACTTTGTTAGCTTTATTAATTTGTTCTGCTTCAGCTTCTTTATTTATAAGTACATAATCAGTAGATGGAGTTATCTTATCAATACCATTAGCCACTCTCTTATGTCCTAATAGGAATAAATATTGCAATTCACCTTCAGGTCTATCCGTATTAATCACTAATTCTTTCTTACCAATCTTAATTGCAAATGTATCCCAAAATGTGCTATCAGGATCTAATTCTCCTTCAGCTTTGCCCATTTTCTGTTCTAGTTCTCTAGCTTTATCTGCCTTTAAACCAGTATATCTACTACCAGACCTAGTCCAGTAAGAACTAATAAAATCAAAGCAGTTAGACCATTTAATCAATCCTGTCCAAGGATTTACTTTTGTCATTCTAACGATTACTTCCATAATTATAAAATTAGATTATCAAGTTAGTATTATAGGGGCTTGAATAACAAGCCCCTTATATTTTTGACTGAATTACTCAGCCATCATGATCAATTCTCCACATGCACGAGGATCTCTTAACATGATGCCCACTTCTCCGAGGAAGTGGCAGCTGTATCCATCCTTAGCATTAGAACGAACTTCTGTGTTAGAGTGAGCGTAACCAGCAGGAGTTACAGAACCAGCTGTACACCAGTTAACGAATTCACGATCTTTACGAACTACTTTAACAATGTTAGCTTCACCATCACGACGACCCAAATCCAAGAATGTCATACGGTAAGATTCCAACGGTTTCAAAGTAACCGGATGCAACTGACGATTGTAAATAGTATTATCATACAACGGGAAATACTTCAAAGTCAATTCGATACCATTAGACATAGCGTAAGTCTTGAACTGACCACCGAATTTCAAGTTGTCACCAGAACCAGTTACGAATACTGTGTCGATCAAGTTCATGTTAGCCATCTTTTCTTTAAGTACACGGTCAAATTCACGCATACCCATTTCACCTGTCAATGCAACGAATTTACGTTCATTAGTACCAAGTACATTATAAGACAGATCAAACAAGAAATCTTCCAACAGTTCTGCTGTTAAACGAGTATAATAACGTCTATTAGATGGAGCAATCTGTTCCAACAAACCAGCACCAATAAATGCAGGACGACCGTTCTTACCTTTCAGGTTACAAGAACCATCTTTATTTACATTATTCTGATTGTATACCAAAGCTCTTTCAAGACGTTTGTACCATTCGCGCATTGCAACCCATTCCTGGAATGTAGACCACAAGTAAGAAGTTTTGCCAGTTTTAGGATCTTTCAAAGCTACTGCCATAACTGTAGAGAAAGCAGAACCTGTAATATCATAAGACAAACGTACTGTAGTCAAATAATTACGCATTTTGAAATGAGTGTTGTAGTTCAGGATATCAGCCTCTTCACTGTATTCTTCATAAGCAGAAGCCAAACGGTTTACTTGGCAACCAGAAGATAAAACAGCAGGATCAATATAAGAAGCAGGGCTACCGTTAGATACAAATACTGTATAAACATACAGATTACCATCTTGATACGGAGCATCCTGAATACGTGCTTGACTCTTGTCATCAAATTCGATAGTAGCACCAGGACCAAACCATGCATCTTCCAACCACAAAGTAATAGGAGTATTGCCCAAACCCGGAGTAGAATTTTCACTAATTGCAGCGCCATTCCATTTAGCGTCACGAATTGTAACAGCTCTATCTTGGTCAATCATAACACCCCATTCAAATGAAGGCTGATCAATAGTCATTACATTTCCAAGACCACCTGTCAACATATCAAGAGAAGTACTGTAACCATTATCTTTAGTACCAAATACGTATGACAGGATAGTAGATACCTCATAAGGTCTTTGCTGAGAAGCGATACTAATCTTATTAGTGTCGATCAAATCAGAAAACCATTTACCTTTGTATAATTGGAGGTTATTAAGAATATTATTATCCATAAAATACTAGTAATTTAATT